CTCGAATCTCTTCCATAGGGATCTTATAAGGGGCGGCTATATTCGCATTGTCAATCGTAATATAAGCTTTCTGATTAGGTAAGCGCGTATCATATAATAAATGACGCGCAGTAACAGCTACACGACCTTTTATAAATAAAAGGTGCATAGCATTAGAAAAGCCAGCTGAGCCAGCAACTACACGATACAAATTATAATAAACTTTTTGTTTAAAATATTCTGTTGAATTTGAATCTGTGTATGCTTCGGCTAACGAAATCTTTTCTGTACTATGAAACTTACTCGAAGTTTCAACTCTAATCATCTGCTTAACTTTCGTTTTATCTTGCTTTTTAGTCGCCTTCTTTGGGTCTTCACGATTGTATTCTTGTAAAATCTGCACAATCTTATTCATCCGGGGTTTCTGTTTCTTACTTTTTGATTCTGTCGCAACTCGCGACCAGAATGTAAATAAGTCATCAACATTCTCCCCAGGTTCAACTAACTTAAAATGTCCATCAAACCATTGACTAAGATTGTGTAAATCATCATAAAAGCCATCATATTGTGCATCCAACTTATCAAAGTTTTCTGCAATATCTAAAACAGCTTCAAAGATCTGATCTTCGCTCCATCCGATTTGATATCGAAATTTGCGAACACCAGGTACTTCATACCATCGTTGACCATCTTCTTCATAAGAAAGAGGTTCTTCATGTTTCCGTTGTCGTTTCCATTGTCGTTTTGGGTACATGTAATTATAAATTACATAACAGAGGGAAGGGACCAATACTACAAAACTTGCAGCTATAGCCCATCTGTGGTTCTTAATAAAATTGAATGCGCCACAGGTCGCATCCGAAGTACTAATTCTTGGCATATCTGGAAATTGAAATCCAGAACTAAAAGGGTTAGAAAAAGGATTGCCAAGAATTTCAGAATAGGAACTCCCAGAAAGGGAATTCCCAAATATTTGAGGAAAATATTCTGAAATGCCTTGTACGCGAACAAGGTCTTCATCATGTGGGACATCAG